ATTATATATTATTTAAATTAATTTTATATATATTTATATATTAATAACTTATTACATATTATCTAAGATATTAAAAATTGTTCGAATAGGCAACTAAAAACCAATAATTCTTTAAAATACTTTCTATTGCCTATTTATCACTAGTAACTTTTATTAACCCAATATAATAATTCACTATGCAAAAAGAGGAATTAAAGACGTTGGTTAAGAAGTACTTCAATTTGACAGATAACAATACAAACAGCACTGATGTAAAAGCGGAATCATTCGATTCAGCAAAACTTGTTGACGGAACTGAAATCACTAATATGAGTGATGATGAATTCGCCGTTGGACAGGAATTGCACGTTATTACAGAAGCTGGAGAACATGTAATTGCACCCTCAGGGGAGCACACTACTGACTCAGGTATTGTATTAGTTGTTGATGGCGAAGGAAAAATAACCGGCTACCACAGACCAGGAGAAACTGGACAAGGTTCACTAAGTGAACAAGTAATGACTTCTGAAGCTGAAACAGTAACAGAAGAAAAACTAGCTGAATCAAATAAATTTGATATTTCAGATGGTGACGAGCCTATCGCTATGCGAGAAGAAATCGTCGAAGCAATTATGGAATCAGTTGGTCCAGAAATTGAAGCTTTAAAAAGCAAATTAGCTACTATGGAAGATAAGATGAGTTCTTACGAAGAAAGAATGTCAGCACATATGTCTTCTCCAGCAGCAGATCCAATTGAAACAAGAGAAAAACTCTCAGCTACACTCACTAAAAAAGATACAGCGTGGAGCACCGAACCTTTCGATCAAAAGAAAGTACAGTATGATATGGTTCTAAAAGCCGTAGCAGCTCAAACTAAACTTAAAACTAATAAATAATGGCAACAGGACTTAACGTATCCGCCTTAGCTGACTTTAACAATGAAGTAGCAGGGCGTATTGTACCAAAAATTGTCTTCGAAGGGTATACAACATCTATTCTTCCAATACAAGAAGGAATTAAATTCCAAGAACCTTTGAACTTGTTTGACGTAGATCTAGTAATACAAACAGGTAGCTGTGCAGCAGTTACTTCTGGATCTTTCAATGCAACTCAGAGAAACATCACAGTAACAGACAGAGTCTCTTACGATGGACTATGTTTAGATGACTTAAACTCTAAGTATCTAGGTATATCTGCTTTATCAGCAGGATCTTATAACGAAACTTTTGCATTAGCAGGAACTTATTCTGACCTAATTGTAAATCAGATGAAGAAAAAGGATGATCAATTCCTTTGGAACACAACTGATGGACTAGGAAAATTAACTTCAGGTTCAACAGCAGGAGTTGTAGTACCAGCAGGCTTACCTGCAATACCGGTAATTACAACATCCATCTTAGGTGTTATAGACGACTTAATAATCAACTTATCAGATGACGTAGCAGACAGAGATGACTTAACAGTTTGGGTGTCAATAGCTACATTTAGAAAGTATGTAACTGCATTAAGAACGCTTAATAACTTCTATTTCGATCCGGGAGCAATCTCTAACAGACATGGAATTCTACAAATGGCTTATCCATTCCAAAACGTAAAAGTAGTTGGAACAACTGGTATTACCGGTGAAAGGGTAGCTCTTATGCCAGATGCATATGCAGTAGTTGGTACTGACTTAATGTCAGATGTTACTAACTTCTCTTTATGGTATGACATAAATGCAGATGAACTTAAGCACAGACTTAAGTCTAAACTAGGAGTGCAAGTAGCATATCCTGAGTATATTGTTTCGAACGACAGAAACTAATAGAAGAAGATAATAGGGCGGTTTCGGCCGCCTTTATTTTAATAATTAAAAACTTATAATATGGCTTGTGATATTACATCAGGATTTCAACTAGGTTGTCGAGACAACTCAGGTGGGATAAGTAACATCTATATCTTATCAGGCTCAGTAACCGCAATCACAGAGACAGCTGGAGAAATTACAGATCTTAGTGGTGACGGAGTATTCTATCAATTTGAATTGACTAAGAATACTGGTGACTTCGCAGAAACACCAAACCCGAGTCTAGAAAACGGTACAGTATTTTACACACAAACAGTAAACGCCGCCTTCCATAAGTTGCAAACTTCTATTAGAAACCAAGTTAAAGTATTAGCTCAAAACCCAGATCTAAAGATCGTTGTTGAAACAAACAATGGTTCAGAAGATAATATTGGGAAATTCTTTTACGTTGGACGATATAGAGGAGCAACCTTATCAGGAGGATCAGGTACAACTGGAACAGCATTTGGCGATGCAAACCAGTACGCACTGACATTTGAGGGTATGGAACCTCAACCAGCACAGGAAATACAAACAACTGGTCTATTGACAGACGGGTTGACAGGTATTACTGTGTCATTTTAAATACTAATTTCTAAAATTGGGTAAGGTTTTAATAGGATCTTACCCATTTTTTTCATATATTTACTAGTATGATTAACATCTATAGTGCAAACTTAACATCTTCGTTCGTTATGTACCCTGCAGATCCTATTGCTACACCAGCAAATGGGGTTTATAGATTAGAACTAACGCAGAGTCTAGATATGAGCAGTGGCTCTATCTTTGACGTTAGAAGAATAGACACTAGACAAAAACAAGATACTAGTGAGAATATGGTCATGCAAGCATACTCTGGTAGTGAAGTACCTCAGTTTGCAGGACAATATACTGCTAGCTTAAGATTAGGAACCGCATTAGGTTCTAAATGGGACTCTACTAATTTCCAGTTTGGATCATATAATCAGAGATGGAGTCAAAAAGACCCTGCTACATTTGAAGGGCCTATAGTAGCATCAGATAGAGCATACGTACACGGAACGAACCTCGTAGATATATTTACTTACACAGGAACAGACCAAAACGGTGCTTATACCACATATAATGGATAACATGGCAGAAAAAACAGAAAATAAAAAATTTAAGTTCCAAATGATACCTCCTTCCGGTGGTAACAAATTCTTTGATCATAGAGAAGACTTTATGTCAGATGAGTTTATTAGATTTGGAGAGGATAATTTATTTCCTCAAAACACAATTGAACTATATAACAGGTCATCTATTCATGCAGCAGCAGTTAATGCTATTGTAGAAGGTATAATTGGTAAAGGTTTAACAGCTAATAACGAATTTTACTTAGAGAAAGCTAATAGAAAAGGAGAAACTTGGAACGATATATTTACTAAGATTACTTTAGACTATAAACTACATGGTTCATTCGCTTTAGAGATTATTTGGTCTAGAGATAGATTATCTATAGAAGCGTATCATATTGACTTTGCTAATTTAAGAGCAGGAGAAAAAGACCATAGAGGTTATATAGATGGGTATTACATATCATCTAAGTGGGGTAAGATAGGAAGAGCAAGAAGCTTTGTATCTGAAGAAGAGGCATTATACATACCTACCTTTGACCCAGAGAAGAAAAACGATCAACCTACTCAAATATACGTACATAAAAACTATAGACCAGGTCAGCAGTATTATCCGCTACCTGATTATGTAGGAGCTTATAGAGTAATTGAATTAGATATGGAGATAGATAATTTCCATACATGTAATATTAGAAACGGTCTAGCACCGTCTCTCTCTATTACTACATTTACTAATGGATCAGACGACCAGTTAAGAGATATCGAAGCACAGTTAAACGCTAACTACGGTGGAACCGACAATGCTGGTAGCTTGATGTATATAGATGTTGATAGTCCAGAGAATGCTCCAGTAATAACACCAATACCACAAAATGGTGCAGATGGATACTACACAGCTATAAACGACTTAGTCGTACAAAAAATATTAACAGCCCATAGAATTACTTCTCCTATGATATTAGGAATTAAGACTGAAGGGCAATTAGGCGGAAGATCAGAAGTTATCGATGCTTACTTATTATTCCAAAATAGTGTTATTGTTCCTTTCCAACAAAGTATTTTAGGTTCACTAGAAGGTATAATGCAAATTAACTATCCAGATATAGTATTAGGAGTAGAGCAAAAGAAACTATACGAAGATGGTAGAGAAGAAGATGAAGTAATAGTAGATGCAGATACTACTTCTCAAGAAGAAGCCGATATACAACAACCAGAATTAATCAGCTAATGACAGACGTACTACTAATATCCGAAGCAAAAATGAGACAGTTTACTGACATTAACCAAAATGTCGATACTGATCTTATAAAAAATAATATAAGAACATCTCAAGACTATTATTTACAAGCTACAATAGGAACTAATCTTTACTTGAAACTTCAAAATGATGTAGAGTCTAATAGCTTGGCCGGTAACTATAAAACGTTACTAAACGATTATTGTCAAGACTTTATACTATATGCTACATACTATGAAACATTAGAGAGCATTTATATAAGACCGAGAAACAATGGACTATTAAGACCTAATGGAGGAGAAAATAGTGACCCAGTAGATAAAGATCTTTACTTAATGAAAAGACAATCTGCTGAGAATAAAATGCATTATTATAATGAAAGGTTGACTAACTATATTATTGAAGAGCAGGAATTATTTCCTGAGCTAAGTAATAATAATAAACTTTTTAAGCAAGACCCAGACTATACTAACAAGTATAGAAATCCATTCGTACTAAGAAAAGAAATTGGTGCTCAATGGGCTAAAAGATTTGGGATACAAACATACGACACACGATATAAACAATACCCACAATAATGGCAAATTCTTTAGGACAACAATTTATAGATGAATCATATCAAAAGCTGATTCAAATTAGCGGATCTTTTATAGCTAACGGTACTGGTTCAAGAGTTGATTATCTTACCGTAACTGCTAGTCAAGCTGACAATGCTTCTAACGCAGTATCTGCTTCATACGCTACAACTGCATCGTTTGCTTTAAACGTACCAGTAACAGCCTCTTATGCAGTAAGTGCCTCATATGCTGTCTCATCTAGCCATTCGTTAGCATCAGATTCAGCTATAAGTTCTTCTTATGCTTTAAGCTCTAGTCATGCAGTAGCAAGTAATACTAGTATCTCAGCATCACATGCTTTGATTGCTGACCTAGCCTTAGAAGCAACTAATGCAGTACATGCAGATACATTACAAATTCCAGTAATAGTAAAACAAACTCTTAGTAAAGGAGATCCATTATTCGTAAGTGGATACAACGTCGGTCTAGGTTTACCGGAGGTATCAAAAGCAGATGCTTCTGATCCTGCTAAGATGCCAGCAGTTGGTTTAGCATTAGTAGACGGAGTAAATAACGATAGTAGTTTTATTATATCAGCAGGAGATTTTAGCGATATAGATACAGTAACAGGCTTAACTGCTCCAGCAATTGGAGATACATTATATGTTAAAGCAGGTGGAGGATTAACAAACGTTAAACCAATAGGAACTAACCTTATACAGAATGTAGGTATAATTGGTAGAGTTCAACAAATTAATGGAGAGGTATTAGTATCATGTATTCAAAGAGTAAATGATGTTCCTAATATAGAACAAGGAAAACTATGGGTAGGTGATTCTAACGGAGTTGCTCAACCTGTTACTTCTCAGTCATTAATAACTGGAAAAAATATAAATGTAAATACCATTACAGCATCTAATGCTTCTTTTGTTAGTGCATCGATTGGTTACTTACAAACAGTTACCGGTTCAGCAACAATTATTGGAGAGTCTATTATTGTATTAAACAATGATACTCCAACACAACGATATGCAGGTTTAGCAGTATACGATTCAGGATCAGCTAACACAACTGCTTCATTACAATTTGACGGATCTACTAATGATTGGTTCTTTGAAAAAGATGTAGCAGCAGCTTCTGAGTTCGGTATAAGTTTATTCGGACCAGAGTATACTCAAAAAGGTATACCAACTTATAATACAAATAATAAAGTACTTAAAGGTACTGGAGGTCATCACATAGTAGATTCTATTATAACAGATGACGGAAGTAAAGTAACTATAGGAGGACAATTTCAAGCTTCAGGCTTAACAGGATCATTAGACGGTAATGCTACTACAGCAACATCAGCTAGTCATGCTCTTAATTCAGATAATGCAATAAGTGCTTCTTATGCAATTACAGCTTCACACGTATTAGGAACAATACTTAGTGCTTCATATGCAGTAAGCTCATCACATGCTATAACAGCATCGTATGCTTTAAATACTGAACCGGCAATAAGTGCTTCTTATGCTCTAAGTTCTAGTCATGCATTAGTAAGTAATACTAGTATCTCAGCATCACATGCATTAAACTCTGATGCCGCAATAACTAGTTCATTTGCTATAACTGCTTCATACGCTTTAAATAGTGCTTTACAAGTTAGTGCATCTTATGCAGTTACTTCTAGTCATGCTTTAGTAGCAGATAATTTATCTGATGGTAATAAAGTTTTAAACGGAACTATTAATCAGACTTTTGCAGCACCAGCAGCAGGTACACAAAAAGTACAAGCAACAGTAAGTGGAGCTAATATAAATGGAACAGCATTCAATCAAGTAGGTGCCGGTTGGCAAGACTTTACTTTTGCAGATGCATATAAAGATTCTAATTACTTTGAGTACTTTGATAGTAGTGCTTACGCTTATGGATTAGAGCAGACTATAAATGGTCTACGATTTGACTTAAGTGTAACACCAGAAGGATATGTTCCAGCACCAGGAGCAGGAGCAGGTAACTTCTCTCTTAGATCATTAGGTACAGGTGGGTCAGCATTCTATGCTTATGCAACTGATATACAGCTAGGAGGATTTAGAGGTAAGACTATTCAAATAGGTAACAATTCAGGTAACGTATATAGGAATACCGATACACTTACTGTACTTGGAGATGATATAGGTTTTACAGGTAAAATAAGACAGAATGCAGTAGGAATAACTATTAGTATAGGCTCTACCTCTCAGATAGACTTTAGTTCAGCTAATTACTTTACAGCTACTATGACAGGAGCTACTCAGTTTACAGCTGCTAATATACCAACACTAGGAAGTTCTGCACAGACTTATAATATGTTAATAGATAATTCAGGAGGACATACAGTAACATTCTCATCAGACTTTAAATTTGCTGGAGGAACAGCACCTACTATATCAACTGGAACAGACATTATAACGTTTGTAATTTATTCAGACGGAAACGTATACGCAACTGCAATACAAAACTTATCGTAATATGATAACCATACCATTTGGCTTCTTAGGATCACAAGCTGGTGCAGCACCTACATTCCTATTAGATACCTATCCAGGAGCTACAATAGCTTTTTCGGTTAGGTTATTAAGAGCTGCTTATACAGGTAACTGTTTTAAAGTTAGACGAGCAGCTGATGGAGTAGAATTAGATATAGGCTTTACAGCAGCAGGAGATTTAGATGCAGGAAGTTTAACATCGTTTGCTAATGGAGGATCTTGTACTGTAACAACTTGGTACGATCAGAGTGGTGGAGGTTATGACATAACTAATACATCTACTAGCCAACAACCTCAAATTACAGATGCATCAGGACAAATTATATTAGCTCCAACTAGACCGGCATTAGAGTTTCAAAATACATCTGGTGGTGGAGCATACTTCAATTTTGCTACTCCTTTTCAAGCATACGGAGCAAGTAGTTCGTTCTTTTTAGCAGCTAGTGCAGGTAGAAAGGGTAATGGATATATGTGGGGAGGATCCGGACCAGGATCAAAACCTGCCTACTTAACACAATTCGCAGCTAGCTTTGAATGGTACGATCAAGATAGAATTGTAATCGCAAATGGAGTACCAACGGTTAATGTTTCTCAAGTGTCTACCACTATAACAATGGGGGGTACTGTAACAGCCTTCTTCGATGGTTCACAAGTCTTTAGTCAAACGGCAGGTACGAATACTGGCACAAGAAACATAGAGGTAGTAGGAGGATCTGGACCTGGAATAGATATATCACAAGCAAACTGGTCAGAGTTTATTATTTACGGAACTACTAATCAATCAGCTAATCAATCAGCAATAGCAACGGATGTTAACGCTTACTTTTAAAATTAATTATTATGAGAACTTATACTAGAGAAGAATTAGGACAAATTACTGAAGAACAAAAGAGTAATATGACTCCAGAAGAACTAAACGA